TTCTACACGTTCTTTTATGAGAACAATTGTCAATAGCCCATCGCGAGAGCGATCACCGCACTCTGCCGAAGCCGTGATGTCTTTCTTTTATCCGCGCTCTGGCCGTCGCCGGCCCTCGCATAATGTAATCCGTACTCGGGTGTTCAATCTACACAGCGCACTCAGAGGTGCCGAGCGTGTAACGCACTCTCCCGGGACGGGACATCGTTGCTTTCGTCAAAGGCGCTTCATGCTCTTTCAACGCGCCGCCAACACTTGTTCAGGCGAAGCCGATTGTCGCAGCGGGAACGGCGGCGCGTCATTCGGCCTTGAAGGCCGCCATCTGCTCGACGACCTTTTGGTTCGCATCGGAGAGTGGCATGTATTCGCGTTCGGGATGCTTCAGCAGCGCCATCATCGTGACGGCAAGTCCGCGAACGGTTGCGGTGACGGCCCTTTTCCTGGCGTTTTTGCCCCCACGCTCGGCGATGCGCAAACCCTTGAGCTTCAGGTCGGTCATGCGGATGCCGTCCCTGAGCGCCACCTGCGCGGCCTCCGTCAGGAGTGCTCGAAGAAGCGTCGAGCCGGCTTTCGTGATCGGCAGTTGCTTGTCGATGTCGCCGGACTGGTCCTGTCGCGGGACGAGCCCGAGGTACGGACCGACGTCACGCGCCTTGGCGAACCGCGCGTAGTTGCCGCCGAGGACGGCGACGTAGGCGACAGAGCAGAGGAAGCCTACGCCGACCACCTGGCGGACGCGCTCTACGTCGGCGGCGAATTCGGGGGTGTCGGCGAGTTCACGCATCTGCTTTTCGATGGCGGCGATCTTCATGTGAATGGTCTTGAGCACGCCCATCAGCGGCCAGCAGACGGCCTCGAGGTCCCTTGGCCAGCCGGTGCGGTCGATCAGATGGAAATACGCCGCGTCCTTCTTCGGGATGCGGAATCCCATCGACTTGGCGAACCCGCGCATTTCGTTGATGAGCTTCGTGCGCGTCGTCACGAGCGCAAGGCGCGCCTCAAGGAGGCGGATCATCTGCTGATGCGTCTCCGGGCGGAGGAAGACGGGGTGGAGCATCTCGACGTCTGCGAGTGTGTACCGCGCCAGCTCCCGAGCGTCGTTCCGATCGTTCTTGGAGTTCGAATGCGTCAGTGCGCGAAGCTTGGCGGGATTGGCGACGTTGACCTTGAATCCCATGCTGTGGATGAGCTGTGCCATCCACCGGCAATGGGCGCCCGTCTCGAACGTCACGGCCGCCTTGCGGTCTTTCGTCGCAAGATACTCCGAGAACGCCTCTTTCGTGGTCGCCACGGTCGTCTCCTCGACGATCCGGCGCTCTCCGGCGATTTTCGCCATGACGCAGATTTTCGCGTATTTTCGGATGCGAGTCGGGAAAGAATCTAGCGAAGTCGGGAAAAATAACACGATCCAGGATGTGAAAAGCCCCGTGCAGGGGGATTGCACAGGGCTTGAAACGAGATTTGACGCCGAGTTGTCATAGGGTTGGGACGCGGGTTTTGCCGCTTCGATCTGGACAATCTGGAGCGCAGAATCTTTTATACCGATGCGGACCTATATTGGCACTTCTCGCAGGGGTTACATGCCAGTGCTGGATCTCGCAATAAAATCGGCCTTTGGAATCCCGGCGGTTTGGATCAAGCCATTGGCACGGCGGATAGAACACTGGATGTCTCATACTGCCCCCCGGATAACGATCTTGATGTGCGGCAGTAGGTCGTAGGCGCAGGAGTCGTACGTCAGCCGTAAACCGCCTGTTGGCAGTAGGTGGTAGACCAATCCAGGATCAAAGCCGAGAAACGTCCTCGCTGTGCGACTGTCGAGAATATGCCGCAACAGCCTACGACGGTGAGTGTCCAGTATCCGAAACAACATCAACAGGTGGGCCGGATTACAGTCCATCCAGAAAGAGGAGTCGTGAACGTCGCGCCCGCAGGGCACGCGCGCCTGCTCGACGATGCCCGCGAGGTAGTCCGCCGCCTCAGTCGTACCGGCCACGCAGCCCTTGAGCTGGAGGACCTGTGCACAGCATATCCGCACGAGCGTAGCCTTGCGGGCGTCGTCAGCGATCGCAAAGCGAGACGCCGACTCGAAGTCCCCAGAATCGACGGCGAAGCGGCGCATACAGGCGTCGAAGTCCTTTGTGCGCGAGAGCTGGCCAAGATGTTCTTTGCCGGTCTCCTCTCGCATGACTGTCTTGCGGTACTCCTCGCGCCGTTCCGACGTGTCGTAACCCAGTTCGATGGAGGCTGTCTGGAGCGCACGGAAGAACGCCGCGCGCTGGGCTGGGGTGAGGCCGGACGGATTAGCCATTCCGCACCTCGCTTTCTGCCTTTCTGGCCTTGCGGGTGGCATTGGCCTTGACGGCCGCGAGATGACGCTTGCGCTTCTTATCCATCGCCAAGGAATCTTTTACGCACTGCTGCCAGGCGGCGTCAACTTCTTCGCGCGGCACCTTGATATACTCAAGTTTGATTTTAGTCACCATCGCCTCAGGCGGCACGAGGTCCCAGACGTTGATAGAAAATGGGTGCTTCGGCGTAGCATAGGCGACCTGGGCGATTCCGGTTGCCGTCTTGGTGTACTTAGCCATTCTGCACCTCGCTTCTCATGTCGGACCAGTCGCCGGATTCATCGAGGCGGGCGGCGGCCCAGTCGGCGGTGTGGGTGGCGATGATCGGCCCCGGCCAACGGGCTAGGGCAGCGTCGAACTCGTCCAGGTCGCGGGCGCAGAGTCCGAACGCGCCCATGTGCCAGGTGATCGCGGCGGCCTCGTCCGGATTGAGCTTGATTCCCAGCTCGACCGTGGCGATCATAACGGACGCCACGCCGTGACCAGGATATCCCGGCTGGTGATACTCCCAGCCCTTGGCGTCGTCACGCAGCTGGTAGCACTGGCACTTGACCAGGTCGTGCAGCAGCCCGACGAGATACGGCGACGACGGGCGCGACCATTCGACTTCCAGAGCGTCCGTCATGACAGCGAGGCGCTGGACCACATTGAAGGAATGCTGGGCCAGTCCGCCCATGCAGGCGAGGTGGTGTCCCCTGCTGGCGGGCGCTGTCAGGAATCCCATCCGACGCAGTGCCTTGACCTGCGGGCTGGTGAGCTTTGCCATTTCAAAAGCCCATTTGAGATTGTCTTCAATACCTCTTGAACTCATTTTCTACTCCCTCTCCTTGGTTGGTTTGATTATTTCGCGCCGGGCTCGAACTTGGCCTTGAGGCGCAGGTAAACTGATTTGAGATAGTCCTCCTTGGGCAGCGGGTCGGCCAGCTTCGCGAAGAACTGCCGCGTGGCCGCGTCGCCGTGGCGGACTTTGCGCAGCACGTGTTCAAGCGTCGGCAGCAGCTTCGACACGAAGATGTCCGCGTAGTTCGTGGACGGGGCGAGGCCGAACTCCTTCCTGAAGCCGGAGAACACCGCATGGGTGCGAGCCCTGGCCTGACAGGTTAGGCGGAGGTTGAACCTCGCCGGACGGTTGAGCGATCCCGTGTTTGTCGGGAAAGAGTCTTCGGTATAGGTATGCTTGCACTTCATGGGGGTTCTCCTTGTTGAATTACTTGACCTGGTCGTCTGCGATCGGCTCGATCCAGAAATCGTCCGTCTGCTCCATCGAGATTTCGTACTCGTCGAGGACGGCCTTCTTCTCCTTCGCCCTGGCGGCGACCTCGGGATCCTCGCTCTTGAGGTCGCGGAAGACGGCGAGGATAGACTCCTTGTCGACTTCCGGCTGGTTGCGCACGAACTGCTTCAGCTTCTCGATGCCGTCGAAGATGATGCCGAGCGCCTTCCAGGCGACCTTCTTGAACTTGCCCGCCTTGGTGACGGTGGGGAGCCCCAGTCGGACGCCGTAGTTCGCGAGCTTCGTGGAGCCGCTTCTGCGCCCGGGAGCGCACAGCTCGCCGGCGTGCTCCTCGAAGTACGGGGCGGCGCGCTCGGTGGCGGTCTTGATGTCGGCGTCAAGCGCCTTGATCGCCGCGCCCCACTTGTCGTCCAGCTCCTGGTGGCGCGCCTTGAGATCGGCGACGAGCCTTTCGCGCTCGACGCTGCACCGCGCGGCGGTGTCGACGGCCTCCTCGAACTCGGCGCGCGTCGCGCACGCCTCTACCTTTGCTGTCTTTATCCTAGCCATGTTGATTTTTCCTTTCGTGTTGGTTTTGGTGTTGATTTTTCCTTTCGTGTTGGTTTTGGTTTGGTATCAGTATTCGTTCTTCATGTTGGCCAGCGCGAGGTAGCCGTTCGCGACCTTCGCGAACGCGCCCCACGTCAACGGCTGCTTCGCCTTGCGCGTGACGGCGTAGGCTTTCTGGAGGTACTTGATGAACACTCCGAGCCCGCGTGTCTGGATGAGGGTCTTGACGCGGCGGAGGTCGTCGCCCGTCGGATGCTGCAGCTCAAACGTCCGGGCGATGGTGTTGATGTCGCGCACAGGCGGCACATCGGGCAGCACCGCCTTGACGACGCCGCGCTTCGTAAACTGATCGAACGTCATACGGTTATCGCTGCGCTCGATTGCCTCCAGCCCGACCTTAGTCGCGCACATCACAACACCGCACCCGGTTCGGTCGTGGATACCCCTGATGAACTCCAACAGCTCCGCAACGCGGTCGCGCCGGAGTGTCGTGAAAGCGAGGTGGAACTCATCGACAATCAGCAGGTTGTATCGCGTGAACGTGCGGTGGATGGCGTCCTCCAGCACCCACCCCTTAGTTGCCTTGACGCCGTTGCCGAGAAGGAGCGCCAGCTCGCGCACGAACCGCGTCCGCGTCCAACCCGAATCGAGCCGTATGTACCATGTGCGACCGTGGTTGTGGAGCCGCTTGTACTCTACGAGGGCGGTGGTCTTGCCGATCTGCGAGTTGCCGTAGATGAAGACCGGCCAGCCGTCGGTAAGTGCGGCGTCGCAACACCTGAATACAGTCTGTTTGACCTCTGTGTCAATGATACCGATATTCTTTTTCTTGGCCTCCTCCATCTCGACCGCCTTGAATGCACGGATTGCCTTGATGACGTTCTCCCAGCTCGAGCACTTGCCATCCTTGTACACGCCGTACGAGCCACGGAAGATCTGGTATAGCGTGTTCTTGTCGTAGGCCTTCATCTTGGCGGCGAGATCGGCCTCCTTCAAGTGGTATTCCTGGGCGTAGGAGTAGAGCCAGAACACCTCCTCGCCCTCGTCCTCGTCGATCTGTCCTCGCGCCACGGCCTGTCTGATGGCCTCACGTACCTGGTGTGGCGGCATCGATATTCCCCGCACGATCACGGCGGAGTGCTTCTCGCCCGGTGCCGGTTCCACCACCGGCAACTCGGGTTGTGTCTTTTGTTCATTCATGGTTTGCTTACCTCCTTGTGTTTGCTCCCTGGTTGCCCCGCGCGAACTCCGCGCGGAAAATCGTCTACACTGCGTTGACCTGGTCGAGGAACGCGAGCGCGTCGGCGTTGCCCGCGTCGTCGGCGTCAGTCCGGACGTAGTCCTCGCCCTCCGCGCCGTTGAGCTCCTCGAAGCCGTAGCCCTCGCCGTCGGGCGCGGGGCCGCGAACGGCGGCGTCCATGCCGTCGCGGATGACGCGGCGGTTGTGCGCCATGCGACGCGCACGATCCTCCGCCTCCGCCTGGTGACGCCCGCGTATCGGAAGCACCTTCGCCGCGAGGTCGGCGGACTGGTCGCCCATCGCGACCTCGATCGCGTGGCGGTCGTACGCCGGCGCGCGGTTGAAGAGCGGGCACGTCCCCAGCGTGTGGCCGTCGCCCTTGTCGACTAGCCATATCTTCTCGGGCATGAGCGGGTTGAAGAGCGCCCACACCTTCGCCGTCGGCGACATGGCCTGCTGCCACCCGGCGCGGTTCTTGACCACCGCGCGGTACAGCATCTCGTCGCGCCCGAAGAACAGCTCGTTCCTGAAGCCCATGAGCCCGTTCGCCCTCACGGTCAACTCGATCGCGTCCTTCTCCAGATCCATGAAGTGCGGGAGATACCAGTCATCCACCCGGATTAGATCCTTCTGCCCGGCAAGCCACACCTCGCGCCGCGACATCGGGCGCACCCGCTTGAGCGCGGCGTTGCGCCCTACGAGCTTCGCGATCGCGAACGCCTCCAGCCGCTCGTCCTCGTCGCCCTGCATAAGCCTCTCGACCTCGCACCAGGGCAGCCAGTCGTTCGACTGCTCGTTCAGCCGGTACTCCGCGACGACGTTCGCGCCCCATCCCTCAAGCTTGTGCTCCGGATCGGCCATGAGCTGATCCTCAATCTTGTTAAACGCCGCGAGGTACTCGTCGAAGGTGAGCAGCCCGGCTTCGAGCTTCAGGGCGAACGCCGGCGGGAGCGACGCGGCGGCGGCCGCAATCCGCTCCTCGTACTTGACGAGCGCCGCCTGCGATTCGTGCATGTGCTCGGCGTCGCGCCCCCGGCTTCCGATGAGCGCGGCGGTGCGGTTGTGGAGGATGTTGTGCGCGCCCTCGCAGAGCGCCTTCATCTTGAAGTTGCCGCCGCCATTGCCGATGAAGAGCCCCGCGTGGACCTGCTCCGACAGGATGCCGGAGCGCCGGATGGTTATCAGCTCCCCGACGCCCGGAATCGCCCGTATCTGCTTCTCGACGTTCGCCCGGATCGCGGTCGTGCCGTGCTCCACGACGTCCTCCACGCCGCCCCGGTGGAAGCCGCGCACGCAGTGGTCGTACGCGAAGAGGCAGCGGAACTGCTGCTCCTTCAGGTTGTCCCTCACGCCGTCGGCGCGCTCGAAGCGCGGCTTTACGATCGAGGAGCACTTGTAGCCGCTCGCCACGTCGTAGCCGGCGAACTCCAGGGGCTGGCACACCTTGCCGCCGAGCATGACGTCCGTGTTGTGCCAGACGTCGTCGTACTCGATCTTCGCGCCGACCGCGAGCCCCACGCGAGTAGTCAGGACCGGCAACAGGTACTTCGCGGCGATGTTGAAGAAGTAGTTCGGGTTAGCCTTCGCGACCGCCTGGAGGTTCGCGTACGTCGCGCCGTGCGGCGTCCAGTCCAGCGGACACTCCGGCGGCACGGCGACGCCGGGCTTCTCGCGCCGCCACACGTCGCGCCACGTCCCGATGGACCCGACCATCGCGCGCCCGCTCCGGAAGTCGCTCATCATCTGGCGGTAGCCGCCCATGGACGTGTTGAGGTCGTTCTCGACGTAGGTCATGTAGTACTCGAGCCACGGGTTCGCGGCGGTCATGCCGCGAACGCGCCGCCTGTCTATGAGCGCCGCGTCGCCGGCCTTCTCGTAGGCGTAGAACCGATTGCGCACCGTCCCGAACCCGCGCCCCGTGCGCTCCGCGATCTGCACCATCAGCCGCACCCGCTCGCACTTCGGAGCGGACGCGATCTCGATCATGATGTCCTTCCAGTCCACGGCCTCCATCCGCGCCTTCATCGAGCTCACGGCGGCCAGCCCCTCGTATGTCGTTAGATCGTTCATTGTATCCCTCTCAAACCCTGTTGCAGCGGTCCTGCAGAAACTTCATCACGCTCTCCCGGGGGAACACGCAGTACCGCTTCCGGCCGCTGCCCCGGTCGATGTACCCTATCGCCCCGCGGTCGACCAGCGCGTAGATGGAGTTGACGGACGTCGCCAGCACCGCCGCGAGCTCCGGCGCGTTGAACACCGTCGCCGCGCCCATGCGGCCGACGAACCACTGCATCTCCGCCGAGGTGATGACCTTGCGCTCCTCCAGCTCCTGAAGCCAGTCTCGTTCGACGTACTTCACTTCCTGCATGGTGTCCCTCCCCTCGACGATTAGAATTCCTCCATGTGCTTCTTCAGGAGCGCGAGGAGGTCGCGCAGCCCGTCGTGGCACACGCGCGTCTCCTTCTCGCCCAGCAGCGGGATCGCGTCGCGCACCGACGACTTCGACAGCGCGACCATCACGCCGTTCCAGATCGCCTTCGCCTCGTCGCGCTGCGACAGCTTCGGCAGCGGCCTCCTCTCCCGTTTCCCCATTCCCCGTTCCCCATTCCCCGCCGCCGCCATGAACGCGAAATACGCCTGCTCCAGCTTGCGCCGCGAGTCGACCTCCGCGAAGAGCGCGTCGCGCCTCTCGATGATCTCGCTCGGCACGTCAATGACCTCGCCGTTCGTCTTCGTGACGCGCTCGCCGCCCTGGAGCGCCGCGACAACCTGCAGCCCGGCACCGCCGATCAGCGCGGCGGACATCGCCGCGAGTGCCTTGTAGCCCATCGCCGTGGTGTAGTTGATCTCCGGGCAGTTCTCGGCGAGCCACGCCTTTATGCCCTCGCCGCCGCTGTTGCAGCCCGCGTGAGACTTTCCGACGATTGTCTCGAGCTCCATGAGCATTGCGCCGAACTTGACGACCTCGCGGAGCATCTGGCCGGTTGCGGCGACGACGGCGCGGTACTGGGTCGTGAGTGCGGTGGCGATGTTGCCGGTGTTGCCCGGCACAATTACCATTTGGTTCTTCTTCTCCTTCTTCATCTTTGTCCTTTCTGTTGGATTGACTAACAGCTATCAGATTACCAGGAGCGGCCCTTCCTCCTCGCGTTTCCAGGATTCAATCCACTCCCGCGCGGCGGAATGCCGCTCGAAGCGCTTGCGGATCCGTCTCCCATCGACACGCACTTCCGCGCGGTAGCTCTTGTGGTGGCGTCCGTCGCCCTTCGTGCTTGAGTCGAAGTAGATTCCGTTGCTCGTCACGCGATGCCTCTTCCTCATTGACTTTGTCCTTTCGTTTCTTCCTTGGCTAACAGCTTCTAACCGATCCGGCGACGTTGCCGCGCGTCTCGATGCGGAGGCCGTTGCTCAAGCGCACGACCACCTGTGGGTGGTTGCCGCGCTCGTACTCCGCGTCGCGGCGGGCGAGGAACTCGGCGCGGCGGGCGGCGAGCAACTTCCCGGGTTTGCGGGCGACCCGATCGCGGATGCGCCAGTCGCGCTTGTGTTGTTTTAGGCACTCTGGGCAGACGTGGGGCACCGCCGCGCCCCGGGCCTTAGCGCTACACACTGCGGAGAACTCCGCGCCGCAGTCCTTGCACTTGAACATCCGGCACTGGCCTGTCTGCTGGTCCATCAGCGCACCTCCACGCAGTCGGCGAGGGAGCGCGCCGGACGCGCCTTGCCGTCGCGTCCCCTCGCGACGAGCCTGACGATCGCCGCGAAGACGAGCCTGACGATCGCCGCGAAGTGGTACGTGATGTACGCCCAGACTAAAACCCAAATTAAGTCTGTCATTTTACTTGCCCTCCTTCTTCTCGATCGCTTTCTCAATCCTCGTCAATCGCGCCTCGACATCTATGGCTCTTTCGCGAAGCCGATTTGTTTCATATCGAACGTCACCCACGGCCTCGTGGTCGTCCACATACTTAGCGGCCAATCCCTCAATGATGGCAGCAGCGCCTTTCGGCGTTAGATTGATGACGTAGGGGATGGTTTCCATCACTTGCACTCCTCTTCGTTCGCGGCGGCCTTGCGGGCGGCGCGGTTGGCTGTCCAGCGACGGTGCTTGCCTAGGCGAGACATCGCGCCCTTGAGCGCCGCACGTGCCGTGCGGATCGCGAACGCACGACCGCGAAAGACCTTCATCGTTGCGATGACAGAACTGCCCCAGTAAATAGTGACTTCGTGCTCATCATGTCCGTCGCCGTCGTCTCCCCTGTATTCAATTCGTGCCGTAAGACTCGGTAAATCATCCCAATGGTGGATCAGTTTCAACGCCACGACGTCTGGCGTGTTGATGACCCTCACCCCCCTCGCGGCGGGTTCGATTGCCGCGCACGGCGGCGTTGTCTCGTTCTTCTCTGTCTGCATGGTCTTCCTCCTTGTTTGTTTCCTGGTTACAGATCTTCCCCGTCGACGGTGCAGGTGATGCCCATGCGGGCGAGGCGGCGGCGGAGTTTGTCGCTCGCCTTGCGCCTCCCGTGCATGATGTACGAGAGCTGGACGGGGTGACAGCCGATTCGCCGCGCCACGACGGCCACGCCGCTGCACCGCTTCGTCTCCACCGCCTTCAGCGGCACCACGCGCTTTTTTCTCTCCTTCATTTTTTACTACCTCCTGTTATCCTTTTGTGGTATACTGTTGTCACTCGTTAGTGATAACGGGAGATAGTATATCACAAATCTGTGAAGTCTGTCAATGGGATTTCTCAAAAATGTGAAAGGAAGGTATGAGCACAATTGGTGATAGAATGCGAGAGCTGCGAGGACCGTCTTCCCAACGGGAGATGGCAGAGGCTATTGGTATCAAATACAACGCATGGGCGCGCTATGAAGCTGGCGGTTCACTACCAGGTGCTGAGATTATAGAGAAGATATGCCGTGTGCATTCTTGCTCGGCAGACTGGTTGTTAGGGCTGAAGGCTGACAATGACACATCATCGGCCAAATCGCCAGAATCCAGTGTCAATCTCGAAGAGCTACGTACGACCGCTAAGGAACTCGCCGATCAATCGGCAGCGCTTTCTGGCACAATCAAGAAACTCAAGAAGATGTTGTAAGGAGAGGTAGTGTCGTGAAGAAAAAAGATGTTGTTAAATATTCTCCACCTCGGCGTGATTCTTGGTTGGCTAGATTGCCAGAAGACGGACAGATAGATGCTCTCTCTTTGCGTAGGCGTATGCGCTGTCAAGACGCATTGAAATATCTCAAAGAGACATATGGGATTACTATCTCACGAACATCTTATTATGAGACGACAAATAGATACGCATCTAATGCAATTGCTATCGCGCAATTAAAAGCGGCTTCTACGCCTCCGGCACTTGATTGTCTGGTACAAATTCTTGACACACTTAAAAGTATTGAAAAGAAGTTAAAGTAATAAGGAGGATATAATGACGATAAAACAGTTATGGAAGTTCTTGAACAACAGCTTTTACATTGCTGAGATGTTTGATGAAACCGAAAGGCTGCGCTGCCCATTTAAGTTAACACCTCGTCCTGCGGCATTGAAGCGACTCGAAAAATTAAATGCAAGTACCTTGGAAAGGTTGGACACTTTCATTGCTCAACAACATGGCAATCACTTTCAGAAAGATGATTTGAGTGAAATAGATCTTTTCATGCTTAGACTTAGATACATCTGCGGATTACTCATAGTTCAAGCCATAATGGAGTCTGAGAAAGATTGTGAAGACAATATTTTCTCATTTGAAGCATCGTTAGATATGGCCAATCGATATCCGTTTATAAATCTATGGCATGTTTTCCACGGCATATTTCTTAAAGCTGTATATGATTTGATGAAGCGGCACAATTATTTACCATACAACTATGAAATGTACGATGAGGTAAGCGCGGTTATGCGCCAAATAATCAAGCTACAAAAGAACCGTTCTGTTCGGAAATAAGATTCTCTCAACCGCCCCTTGCAACATTGTTGCAAGGGTCTTTTTTTGCCTCTGAAACACCCCTGAAGCCAGAATAATTTGCCGCGGCAGATTATTTATGTAGTGTGAACGTTGTGAGGGGTGTGGACGGTGCGATTTTTGCGAGAATTGCGCATCGTGTCCCGCGTTCGGTTTCCGGCGTCAAGGGTCTGTGGTACAATTCGCGGCGTAGGTCCCGCTGCATGGTACCTGCTACCTCCAACTAGGTAGGCGGACGCCGGCTCTCCGCCCTCCCCGAAACCGGCCCCCTTTGGGGGGAGAAGAGCTTGGAGCTTAGAGCTTAGAGCTTGGAGGGATGGAGAGTGGAGGGAATGATGAAAGGAGAAACACAATGGCAACAGAGAAAGAGATAAATGAATTGCTGGAAGTGGCCGAGGCCGCCGGGCTCGACGGTCTCGACTGGCTCCGCAACCTTGACATAACGATCATCTGCGAGGGGTACAACGGCATAGGCCCGGAGTTCCTGAAGCCGGAAGTTCGCGCAATGGTGTCCCAGTACCTCGCCCCGTTCGCGCCCGCAGCCGTCGTCCACGATCTGCGCAACCACTTCGGCGACGGCACCCGCGAAAAGTTCCTGATGGCGAACGACGAGTTCCGCCGCAACTGTCTGAAGCTTGCCCACTACCACTACAAGCAGGATCCCCAGAAGCTTGCCCTAGCCCTTGCAGCCGCAGAGGTGCTATACCTGTGCGTGTCCGCAGACGCATTCGGCTGGCGCGCCTGGCTGGAGGCGAGCGAGGAGGCCCGGACGGCGGGGCGAGTAGCTTAGAGCTTGGAGCTTGGAGACAAAACAACAACAAAAGGAGATAACGATGAAGAAGAAAGTGAAGATGATGATGACAGGAATGGTTGAGAGCGGCGTCGCCGGAGTGCTGCTGCTTGCGGTGCTGTTTACCGCGCTCATGTGGCTGTGCGCCGGGTGCGTCGCCATCGAAGTCGAGGACTACGGACAGCAACCGGTCATAGACGCCGCGGGCAATCCCGTCTGCGACTCCAACGGCGTCGTCCAGACCGTCCACAGGGGCCAGCGCTGGCACTACAACAAAAACATGGTCGAGCAGACGTACGAGGAGCTTGACTTTGCCCGTAAGCCCGGCGACGAGGTGAACCTCCACGTCAAGAACTACAAGGACGTCGTGTCCGCCGAGTTGAACAAAGTCGTCGACACGTCGTTCAAGGGCGCGGCGGAACTCGCCGCGAAAGTCGGCGCGGCAATCGCGACAAGCGGCGGCAGCGTGGCGGGAGACGCGGCTTACTCGGCGCTCTCGAAGACTATTAAGAAATACCTTTCCAAGGGCGGCAGTGCGGAGAAGGCCACGGTCGAATGCAAGGACGGCAGCTGCACGATCAGCGACGGCACCGTCACCGAGACGTGCGAGGACTGCGTCCTCCCGGGCTGGGTGGAATAGTTGAGAGCTTAGAGCTTAGAGCAAGAAGCTGGAAGCTAAAATAATGGAAATGCAGGACGGACTTTCGCTGACACTCGGCGCGACGACGGTGGGGCTCATCGTGAAGGAGGGGCTCGCCTGGCTGCGGTCTCGCAGCCAGAAGACGACGATCGCGCCGACGCCGCTGCCGGTGGAGGAGGCTGACAAGTTCATCACGCGCGGCGAGTGCAAGAGGCTGATGTGCTCCCACGACGCGCAGATCTCGGAGCTGAGGAGCGACGTCAAGACCGGCAACGTCAACATCCTTCACAAGCTCGAGGCGATGGACAAGAAAAGCGAGGAGCGCGCGATCGCCGCGCACAGCCGGATCGAGCCGCTAGTCAAGGAACTCGCGAAGAACATAGGCCAGGTGGAGCTCATGAAGGAAGGTTTCCTCAGGGCCGCCGTCGGAGGGAAGAAATGAACGACATCGGAATGCAGAAGCAGATGCTCGCCATCCTGGCGAGGCTCGACGGGATCGCGGTGCGCGAGAGCGTATTCGCCGGCGAGCTTGAGATCGCGGTGAAACATCCAATCACCACGGAGGAGTTCAAGCGCGAGATGGACGAGCTTCTGGGCACGAGGCGCGTCAAGCGCAGCTTCGACCCCTTCGGCGAGGCCCTTTACGAGATCACCGGCGCGGGCAAGGACGCGCTCATGGGAAGACAATGAGCAAGCTACGTACAGACTCGTGGGCGGCGGCCCTCTCGGAGGACCAGCAGTGGCAGCTCTACTACAAGAGCCGCGCGCTCAGGTGGAACGAGGCGGCGGTCTGGGCGGTGAAGGAGTTCGGGCTGGACCGTCCGCCGAGCCGTACCGGGTTCTACGAGTGGCTGGGGCACATGCGCGAGGAGGAGAGCTCCCACCGCCTGAGCCAGGCTGCGACCGCGGCCGCCGAGGCCGCCGCGCTCGCGAAGACGCAGGCAAGGGACGACGCGCTCATCGGCGCGTACAAGGCGATGGCCGCCGAGCTGGCCCTGCGCACCGGCAGCGCGAAGGAGGCGCAGCGGTTCGTCGAGATGGCGATGTCGCTGCGCGACCGCGACCAGAAGGAGCGCGAGCTCGCGCTTAAGGCGGCAGCTCAGTCGACGAAGGACGAGCAGCTGAAGCTCGCCCGCGAGAAGTTCGAGGAAGAGGCCGCACGGCGCACGGCGGCGGAGGCGCGCGCGGAGAAGGCGGAGGCTGAAGCCGAAGCACTCAAGGCCACTATCAAGGAGCTTGAAAAGGCTCTGCAGGATGCCGGCAAGGTCAATGTCGCCGACCCTGCGCGGGTCGCCGCCGAAGTCGACAGGATTCTCGGAAGGAAACCTCAGCAGTGACGGAAGCCCGGTCATACTTCCTGCCCTACCAGGAGCGGTGGATAGACGACGACTCGACGTTCAAGATCGCCGAGAAGTCGCGCCGCGTGGGATTTACCTACGCCTCCAGCTACCGCATGTTCAAGAAGTGCATGACGCGCGGCGCGGACTTCAAGCAGTTCGTGTCGTCACGCACTCTGGACCTCGCGCAAGAGTTCATCCGCGACTACATCCAGAAGTGGTGCAAGCTCGGAAACGTCGTGGCCGAGGGCATGTATGGCGACAACGTGGTGGTCGTGGACCCAGAGAAGAACATCACCGCGTTCCAGTGCGTGTTCCCGACGGGGGCGAGGATCATATCGCTCAGCTCCAAGCCGGAGGCGTTCGCGGGACGCGGCGGCGACGTGTTCCTCGACGAGGCCGATCTGCACGAGCACTCCGACGACCTGATCGACATGGCCACGCCCTGCATCATGTGGGGCAACCAGCTCGAAATCGTCTCGGCCTACCGCGTCGACGGCACCAAGGACACGCCGTTCGCTCGGCTCGTCGCCGAGGCGAAGAAGGACAACCCGCAGGGCGCGTCGCTCCACTGCGTGACAATCCACGACGCGGTGCGAGAGGGGCTCGTCGAGAAGATCAACGAGGCGACCGGGCGGAACAGGTCTCGCGAGGAGTTCCTGAAGGAGATGCGTGCGCTCGTGCGCACCCAGGCCGCGTGGGAGTCGCAGTTCGAGTGCAAGGTTCAGGACGCGGGCGGGAAGCTGCTCGAGACGGCGAAGTACGCCGCGTGCGAGCTGCCGCCGGAGGAGATCGCGGCAATCGAGGCCGCGAACCCGAACGCGCCGCGCTTCGCCGGGTACGACGTCGCCCGCCACGTGCATGCGAGCGCGTACCACGAGTACATCAAGCTCGGCGTCACGCTCTACCTCGTCTACCGCGAGACTTTCCACGACATGCCGTTCGACGCCCAGGAGAAGTTCCTGCGGGGGAAGATGCGCCGCCGCGAGAAGCCGATCTCCAGGCTTGCGATGGACTCCACCGGGCTGGGGATGCAGATGGCAGAGACGATGGCGAGGGAGTTCCCGGGCCGCGTGGACCAGGTGAACCTCGAGAGCCACCGCCGCCACGAGCTCTGCATGCTGCTGAGGGACCATGTGGACAACCGGCGGATATACTTCCCGGCGGACGACAGCCTCCGCGAGGACATGTCCGCGCCGACGCTGTACACCGTGACGAACGGCGCGATGCGCGTTCGCGTGCCGCAGTTCGAGAACGCCGACGGGGAAGTCAGCCACGCTGACGAGTTCATGTCGGCCGTGCTGGGCACAAGCGCGGCGGAGGGCGGCGCGGAACCGGTGCCGCCCGCCGCCGGGCGCTCGCGCGCCGCCAACGCACGCCGCGCACTCGCAGCCGCAAGGCGCGCAAGACTGAAAGGAGCCGCATGACCAACGCCGCCAGACTCATAACCGCCGCCAACCGCTGGCGCGACGGGTACAACCCGCTGCGCGCCCTCACCATGCCGCGCGCCGTCGCACTCATGGAGGAGGCCCATCGAGGCGTCATGGCGGATCTCCAGTGGCTCTACGCCTCGGAGCTCGGCATCGAGGCGACGGACTGCGATCTGATGACCATCATCGAGAAGACGCTTGCCGGCGTCGCAGACATGGACTGGCAGATCGTCACCGCCGACCCCGAGCAGCGCGGCTTCGACGACGCCCTCGCCCAGGAGCAGAAGGACTTCCTGGAGTCCGCGTACAACGCCTGCGACAACCTGCCTGAGGCCATCGAGCACCTTGTCATGGCGCGATTCCGGGGGTTCTCCCACCTCCAGCCCTGGTTGAAGCCGGACTGGACGATCGAGCACCTTGAGCCGCTGCCGCAGTGGAACATGGTCCGCGACGGCACGTCCTCGCGCTGGGCGTGGAATCCAGAGGCGCACCAGAAGCCCTACCGCGCGTTCGGCGCGGACGCGCTCCTGTCGCCCGACGACTACATCATCCTGGAGAACCGCCGCCCGGTGAACCGCATCGCGCTCGTCAAGTACATCCGCTCCACAATCGCCGAGAAGGACTGGGATGCCTACGTCGAGATATACGGCATCCCGGGCGTGTTCATCATCATGCCGCCGAACATCCCGCAGGGGCAGGAGGGAAAGTACCGCGACGAGGCGGTAGCGGCGAGCGAGGCCGCGAGCGGGGCCCTGCCGAACGGCAGCGACGTCAAGACGCTCTCGGAGGTCCGTGGCGTGCAGCCGTTCCAGACGCGGCTCGAGTGGCTGCAGAAGCAGCTGATCCTCGCCGGGACCGGCGGGATGCTCACGTCGCTGGCGGAGCCGACCGGTATCGGCGGCGGCGCGAGCGGCGTGCAAGAGAACGCCTGGACGACAATAGTCCGCCGCGTCGCCCACAAGGTGGAGTCCGCAATCGTCCGCCAGTACGACCGTCGGGCGCTTGCGGCCATGTTCCCCGGACGCCCGGCGCTCGCGTCGTTCGCGCTCCGCACGAAACAGGAGAAGGACGTCGGCGCTGCGGTGGAATCCATCTCGAAGCTGTCGGCGGCGGGCTACCAGGTGGATCCGGAGCAGGTGGAGGCCGAAACCGGCTACAAGGTGACACAGGCGGCTGTTCCCGGGCCAGGTGATTCCGGCATGTCTCTCGACCAGCTCACGTCTCTCATCTATCCTCTCAAGGCCGCGGGTTACACCATCAAGAAACAGCAGCTTGAACAGGCGACGAGACTCAGGTTGGAAGAGAGTCAATCAGCCGATTCTCCGTCTCGAAGCAGCCTGAACAGCGCCGTCTCCCGCAAGACCCCGTTGCAAACGAACGAGAAGCCGTTGCAAAACGCTCCGTACAGTCTGGGCGGACAAGGAGACCCCTCCGGGCAACCCCCCGCTCAAATCGCAAAAAATCGGCCTTCTGGCGCGAAGGCGGTTTTGGCGGAGATCGCGGCGACCATCCTCGACGGCTCGGTGCCATACGAGGAGGCGCTTGAGACCGCCCGGAAGAAAATCGAGGAGATCGACCCGGAACTCCTTGCGGACGACCTCGAGAAGGAACTTGAAAGCGCCATGTTCCAGGCCGCAGCCGAGGCGGCTACAGGTGGCGAGGCGAGGAACTCAAACCCCGACCAGCCCCGCGGCCAGCCCGACAACGCCGGGCAGTTCGCCTCCACCGGAGGCGGAAGCGCTGCGAAAAAAGATTCACCCACTAAACCGGCGGCCGATAAGGCGGACGCGACCGGAGACTCCGGATCTTCCGGCGCGTCCGCTGAGGCGGCAAATTACACGCCAGCGACAGCAGAAGCCGTAGAGAAGTTCAAGCGCGATCTTCCGAAGGATGTCACGCCAGCAGAGTTCGACTCGCTTTTGACAGCTGGCTTTGACGATGTGGACGGCGCGGGCAACACCGTAAGGTATGGCACTCTGCTACGTGACCACATAAACAAAGCAAACCGCAACGCCGAAGACCTCGGCGCTAGGAAAAGGGAACTCGGCAGCATTGTCAGGATCATCCGTGAGACAAAACCCGTCTCGACAGCCCGCGCAGGCGGCAAGGAGCGGATGTACGCCGGATACATAGGCGACAAGGCCTATGTGGCCGTAGCGGACGAACACAATGAAATCGGGTCGTTCCTCATGGTCTCTTACAGGAGGGATGGAAAGCATGACAAGAAATAGAGACCTTGCGCAAGGTCGGTTACGCACGTCCACTCACCGAGCAAAGTCCCGACCGACCCTCGGAGAGTTCGCTGGAAATTCTACCACAACAATTCACTGAAAGTCAAGAGGGCAAAATGAAAAATCAGATTCTGAACTCGGGAGACAAGGTGCAGGCGGGCGGCGCGCTCGCCGTCCAGCTCGCGCCGTTCGGCGACTTCAAGGGCGTGATGAACATGCCCGACGGGAAGACCAAGCCGTTCGTGCAGCACCTCGACCGCGCGGCGTTCGAGCGCATCGTCGAGGCGTGGAACGCCAAGGGCGCGCCAGAGCTCCTCGTCGACGTCGACCACGGCAGCTGCGACAACCACGGCTCCACCAAGGCCTACGCCTGGGCGTCGAACCTCCGCGTCGAGGACGGCGGGCTCTACGCCGACTTCCGGTTCACAGACGAGGGCGCGGCGTCCGTCAACTCCCGCGAGTACCGCTTCGTCTCCCCGGTCTTCGACCTGGACAAGCGCGGCAACGTGCTCGGGCTAGACTCCGTCGCGCTCACCAACCGACCGAACCTTCCGGTCTCCTGCGTCCTCAACCGCGAGAGCACCGGCGACATCAACGTTGAGGACAACAAAGGAAAACCGAACATGGAGAAAATCCTCTCCGCCCTCGGCCTTGGCCCCGACGCGTCCGAAGACGACGCCGTGGCCGCCGTCGAGGAGCTGAAGAAGAAAGTCGCCGACTCCGAGGCCGCCGCGCTCAACGCGGAGGCGGAGAAGTTCGCCGACGAGAACAAGGACAGGATCGAGAACCGCCAGGCGGTGATCGACCTCTACGTCAAGAACGGCAAGGACGTTGCAACGGCGTTCCTCGCCGCTTTCAAGGCCCCTGCAGCGAAGAGCGCGACGCCTAGCGCGACGCGCATCTCCGCGCGGAACGCCGCCACGCCCGCCGCGACCGTCGGCTCTGGCGACGCGTCCGCGAAGATCACCGCCCGCAACAGGGCGGTCAACGAGTACCTGGCCGCGCACCGCAACGCGACCCACGCCGAGGCGTGGAGCGCCTGCCGCCTGGCCGACCCCGAAATGTTCGCCGACTGATCGGCACCAAAGGAAAGGAAGAAAACATGGCAATAGCCAAGGAAACAGCACTCGTCCGCATGGCCAACAAGGCCTCCACGGACCTCACCGGCAAGGAAGGATACGTCGCAGGCTACGACAGCGGGATCGCGCTTGCCGCGACGGCAAACCTCGCCGGCGCGTACGGCGGCGTCGTGCGCTGCAAGGCGGGCGGCACCATCACGTGCGGCGCGAAGGTCAAGGTCGTCAACGGCGGCAAGGTCGAGGCGTACGCCTCGGGCGCGGGCACCGTGATCGGCGTCGCCCTCCAGGCGGCCGCGGCGGACGAGCTCTTCGACGTCGCGCTGCGCACCCCCATCACGTTCGCAAGCTAACAGAAAGGAAAACACAATGGGCAGAATCAGCACAGCCACCTACAAGGAAACCCTGAAGCAGTACGCCTACGGCGTGGCTCAGGACGTCAAGTCGGCGCTCGCCGACTTCATCGCACCGCGCGTCCCCGTCGGGGTCGGCACGGGCATGTTCAAGAAGTTCAGCGACAAGAACGCGTTCCAGCTCTACGACACCAAGCGCGCCGTGGGCGGACCCGCCACGCGCATGGAGTTCGACGCCACCGACGGCACGTTCAACTGCGAGGCGAACGCCCTCGAGGTGCCGATCGACGACCAGGAGCGGGAGAAGGCCGGCGACGCCGACCAGGCGCTCGAGGAGAGCCGCGCGCGCACCCTCGTGATCAACGCCTCCCTCGCCCGCGAGAAGCGAGTGTTCGACCTCGTCAAGGCGAACGTCTCCGCCGCCGCGTCGAAGGGCGCGTGGTCCAGTGACGCCACCGCCGACCCGGTGGACGAGATCGACGAGCAGATCGTGGCCATCGCCAACGAGACGGGCCTGATGCCCAACCGCATGGTGATCGGCCTCGGCGCGTGGCGCATACTCAAGAACCACGCGAACGTCGTGGGCCGCCAGAAGGGCGTCTCCAACAAGGCCGTCACGCTCGACGTCCTCGCCGGGATGCTCCTCAACCCGCAGATCGAGATCCGCGTGGGCATCCTGTCCATCGACGCGAACAAGGTGGGCAAGGCCGCGAGCAAGTCGAACGTCGTTGGGAGCGAGATCTTCCTCTTCCACGGGAACGACAACCCCACGCAGTTCGACCCCGGCTTCGCGAAGACGTTCTCGATCGGCTCGAACTCCGTCGAGGCCGTCAGGCTCTACCGCGAGGAGCGCAGCCGCTCCGACATCCTCGCCGTCGACTGGTCCGAGGACGTCCAGGTGGTATCCTCCATCTGCGCGAGGCGCATCACCGTCTCTTAAGGAGGTGTCGCGCCATGTCGTGGAGAGCACCATCCGAGGACGACTTCTTCGCAACGCTCGAGGAGGACGAGGCAGACCTCTTCGCGCGGAACGACAGCGCGGACCGCGCGCCGATACGGCAGCAGCTCGCGCTCGCCGTGTCGCACGCGCGGGGCTGCGTCCGCTCCGGGCGCAAGTGCAGGATGCCGTCCGACGAGGGGCTTCTCCCCGACATGCTCATCGCCCCGGCGATGGACTATGCGGCCTTCAACCTGCTCAAGCGCCTGAGGCGCAACGTGAACGAGTCGCGCACGAAGTCCTACGAGCGCGCGTGCTCGCTCTTCGAGAAGGTCGCCTCCGGCGCGATCGTGCCGGAGGACTACGGCGAGGACCCGGCGGACGTCCAGCCCGCATCGTCCCTCGCAAGCCCGTCGATCAGCCCGAAGCGGCGTCTGCTCGGCAGAGCCATGGAGGACGGCCTGTAATGGACCTGCAAAAGCTACAGGAATCGGTCGCCGCGCGCGTGCGCGGCATCCCGCTTCTCGCCGGGCTGCCCGTCAGGGAGGAGCAGCTGGGCAACATAATCAGGACCGTCCAGGACGACATCCTGAAAGACAGATTCTGCGTCGTCGTCGGTACGGCCACGTTCGACGACGAGGCGCCCGACGCCTCGGCGTGCTACGGGAATACGCAGATCGTCGTATCGGTATTCGAGGACCCGGAGATGAACAGAGCGCGGCACAACAACCCGACATTCCTCTCCGCCGCCCAGGCAATCGCGAAGTCCCTCAAGCTGTTCCGGCCCGACGTCCCCGGCGCGGGCCACCTGACCTCGCCGAGGATCGGCAAGGCCCAGGACCTGGGGGACGGCGTCATATCCGTAGACGTCACACTCTCAATGAAGATCGAACTCTAACGAAAGGATCAACGCATGGGAACCACAAGACAGTCAATCATCCGCGGCCCCGGCACCGTCGCGTTCGGCGGCGTCAAGCTATTCGACGCCAACGGCATCACCGCCGAGGTCAACTCGTCGACACAGGAGGTGCCGTCCTCCATTGCCGGCAAGCTCGACACGATCAAGACCGACCAGATAGGCAAGGTCACGCTCACGCCCGTCGGCAACCTCTCGGAGAACCTTCTCGCGGTGCTGTTCCCGTCTTGGCTGAAGTCGCCGGAGATCGGGCGCTCCGTGTTCGGCTCTACGGACTCGCCGCTCGTCGTGCAGTCCCGCGCCGGCACGAAGGTCACGTTCCTCGCCGCTGCGCTCACAAAGTGCCCGGACCTGCTGCTCTCCCCGGTCAAGACCGCCTTCGGGCAGGCGGAGTTCTCCGCACTGCTCGCGAACGGCAAGCTGCCAACGGATGCCAATTCCCTCTACGCCGTCGCCAGCGCCGAGTACGCCGACGGCGAGCCGCCGCGTACCGGCCTCACCGGCTTCCACTACTCCGCCACGTTCGGGTCGCTGTCGATCCCGGACACCGTCGACGGCTGGACGGTCGGCATCGAACTCTCGCTCAACCCGGTCGCGACCGACTCGCAGGGCACCATCGACTATACACTCGGCGGCGTCAACGTCACCGCGCGCTGCACGCCGCTCGGCCTCTCCGAGTCGCAGATCCTCGCGGCGCTCCCCGTCCTGAACGGACGCGGTTCGTCGCTCGCCTCCGCAAACGACCTCGTCATCGAGGCGACGGGCGGACTTGCGGTCACCCTCAAGAAGGCCGCGATTGTCACGGGGCCGCTGAACTGGGGCACGACGACGCTCCGCGCCGGCGAACTCGGATTCACCGCGAACATCGACCCAACCGACGGGTCCCTCTTCTCCGTCGAATACGAGGATCCGGCATGACGGCTCAGACTCTCAAATCACTGTCCCTTGCCGCGCTCGTCGCGGCGCTGGCGGCATACGACGCGGCATCGGCGGTTCCGCTCCGCTGGATCGTCGAGACATCGCGCCCCGGCGTCGAAGCCTTCGACGCGTACCACGGGGAGTCGCTTGACCTGCAGGCGACCATGCTGAGCTACGGCGATCCGCTCGCACTGACAAACGCCCCGGCCATGCTCTACTGGCAGACCAACGGCATGGGGAAGGCCTGGTGGAGCGTCCCGGCGTCCTGCTCGAGCAACGTCCTCTCCGCGAGCTTCGCCCCTCACATGGACCCAGGCGCGTCCGTCGTCAACGGCTTCATCGGCGTCGCCGGGCAACACTACCGCGCGAGCTTCCGCCTCCACTTCCGGAACTCCCCGGGCGCCGACACGGCCAACCTCCCGCTGCCGGTCAGGGTTCTGGACTTCGACACCGTCGAGGTCCAGAATGCGCCCTACTACACAAAGGACGAGACCGACGAGCGAATCGTCGAGCTCTCGCCCACGCTCGGCGACTACGAAACCGTGAGCAACAAAGCCACGAACGCACGCTCAAAGACCGACCTCGCCGTGTACATGCCCGCGCCGTGGGAACTGTCGAGCGGCACCATGAATGGGCGCATGAACTGGAATGACACAAGAAAAGTGTGGGTAGGCGATGGCAAATCACTGTACACACCTTCCGACGCCGTGTTATATTTTAGCAACGGCACGTGGGTTTACGATATGTCTGGGGCCAAATATTATTGCCAAGCTCCCGAAGACTCACTTTCGATAAGCTTAGATAATTTTCCATACGCCTTTGTCCGTACTACTACGGGCCTCGTACCCGCGGACGACGCACTCGCGAAAACGTCCCAGCTGGCCCATGCCGCCCAGGCCGCCACCAACTACACGGACGAGGCGATCGCCAATATCGAGATCCCCGATCGAGACCTCACCGACTACGCCACCCACGCGCAGGCAACGAACGCCGCGCGCGCCGTCTCCGCGCCCCTGGAGGAGAATGTCGGCGTCCTCTGGCAGTACGTCTTCGCCGACTCAGTCTGGATCGCCGTGACGAACTACATGCGCACGGTCGAGGGCGTCGTGCCGTCGCTGCAACTCTGGGAAGTGCGCGACGGCGCGACAAATCTCGTCTACCACTCCCGCGAGGAAATAACCAACCTCGTCATCGATGCGACCGCCGCGCTCCGCGCCGACCTCACCAACTCCCTCGCCGCCCGGGCGTGGAGTCGCTATCAGTCCGCCACCGGCGCGGACAACCCGCAGCCGGGCGAGATCACCATCGTCTCCACGCCGTCCGTCATGCTCACCGGCGGCGGGGAGTGGAACCGCTACGTCAACACCGGCGGCTCCGCAGTCTGGGTGCTTAAGTCCAACGGTCTCGCCACCTTCGGCGGCGGTACAAATGGAACTTTCTTTGCCGTCCAGGACGACGAAGGCAACAGCCAGTTCGAGATCGAGCGCACGGACAGCTACGAGGTCGACGCGATCGCGTCCTCCTGCGGCTGGGACCAGTCCGGCAACTTCCAGGTCACGTACAACCTCGCGGCGTCCGGCAGCCCGCCGACGCTCTACGCCTCGACGAATCTCGTCACCACCGCGTTCGCCGCGGAGGAAAACGGCGCGATCGACTCGCTTGGCATCGAAGTCACGTGGGCGGCGTCCGGCGGCCTCTGGCAGGCGACCATAACGCAGGACGAAACCGCCCCCGCGCTGTTTGTCCATGCGAAGGCCCAGCAAGAAGGTTCCATTGTCGTTCGCAACAAGGCTGCAACCGACTTGCAGGGCGGCATCATGATCGGCAACACGAAGTACGCGATCGGCACCGCAACGATCTCCGGACACACCGTGCTGACTCTCACCCCCGCGCCATGAAGAAGCAAATCGACATAATCTCCGGCGCTCTGCTCGCCGTCGTCGCCGCCGCGCTCTATTTGCACGGCGCGTCGAAGGGGCCGCCCATCCCCCGCGCCGTCGTCTACTGGGACGAGCCGTTCCGCAACGGCACCCACACCGTCGACACTAATGACCTCCGCCACATCACATTCGAGTGGGACGCGCCGCCTCTCTACATCCCGCTCGACGCCCGCGCCGACATCTCCGCCGTCTATCTGCGCGACATCGACACGCCTACGCCGTTCGCCGTCACGAACGTCTCCATGTTCGCGTTCGGCGCGGAGGCGTGGATGATGTACGACGCCACCAACTACGCGTTCTATGTCGAATGCGACTGGGTACCCGCGCCGTCCGTCGTCACCAACGGCGTCTACCACATTCGCGCCGCAAAGACCGGCGAGAGGGTCGTGCCCATCGGCGTCCGGATCAAGCTGCCCAACTACGAAACGGGAATCAAACGGGAGGACAACCAGCCATGAAAACCAGAATCACCCTGTCTTTGCTTGTCTCGGCTCTGATGGCCGGGATGTGTTCAGCCGAAACCGCCGCGACCACAAACGGAGTCGTCGCCGCCACTCTCCGCGACGACGGCTCCACCAACACCTGGACGCAGGCCGACTTGACCGACGCGCTCGGCCTCATGAACCGCAAGTACTGGCGCGACATGGAGTCTCCGTCCGGCCGCGCTCAGTGGCACGGCAAGATCGTCGAGTCGCACCTCGAGACCAACGAGACGACCCGCGTCATCCAGCGCGTCGACCAATACGCCGACGGCTTCGTCTGGCGCGAGAAAGGCTCCAAGCGCCGCGCACTCACCCCGGAAGAGGCGGCGGACGTCGCGGCTCGCCGCCGCAACGCCCGTCAGATGCGCATCGACTTCCTGCGCGAGAACATCGAACGCCTCCTGGTCGAGGGCGCCGCGCCCGCCACAAACGACGAGCAGATCGCCGCCGCCGCCATGGCCCGCATCAACGCCCGCAAGTACCAGAAGCAGCTGGAACGACTCCTCGCACAACAGACCACCAACACCGTCAACGTCGTCATCACCCCGCAGACCCCGAACCCATAGTGCCATGAAAATCACACTCGGAACAGGAAACTCACCGACCGAACTCTGCGCAGGCCAGGAGCGGAACAACACCGGCTCGCCTGTCGGTCCGGAGAATCTTTCCTTCTCCGAGGCCTTCGGCGTGATCGAGCGCGCGTACGTCGGCGCGGACAGGCAGGTCCCGGAACACATCAAGGCGGACCTCGGCACCTGCTCCTTCTCCGTCACGCGCACGTTCGCCTCCGTCGCCGCGGCCCTGGCATACATTTCCACCGGGATATTCGCGGAGGACAAGTCCGGCGCGCTCAAGTTCGACTCCACAACCGTCTTCGAGAGAGCCGCCCTAAAGTCGCGCGTCGTCTCGCAGGTCGGCTGCACCGTCAAGGTCGCATACTCAATCGAGGGCTAGGCAATGGCGAACGAGGTCAACGTAGGGATCAAGCTTGGCGCAGACGTCTCCGGCGGCGTCCAGTCCCGCGAGGAGCTGGACAAGCTCCGGAAGAAGGCGAAGGAGACGTCCGCCGAGGCGTCTAGCGGATTCTCGAAGATGTCCTCGTCCATCCAGGGCGTGTCGAGGGTCGCGGGGCTGTGCCAGAAGGTGCTGCATGGCTTCGGCGCGGTTGGCGCGATCCTCGGCATCACGCAGGCCATCTCAAAGGTCCGGGAGTCGTTCGCCGCCGCCCAGAAGGAGGCGGAGAAGTTCAACGAGGCCGCCGCCGCGAAGAAGGTCAAGGAGTCCATCGACGCGCTTGCCGACAGCTACGACCGCCTCTCGAAGTCCATCGCCGGCGCGAACGAGAGGCGCGCGGCGGAGAGGGAGCTGGAGGAACTAGAGCTCAAGGCCAGCCGCGATCTCGAGGATGCCAACATCGACCTGGCCGAGCAGCGCGAGCTCGAAGCGGTCGACTCCAACGACCCCGCGGCGGCGGAGCTGCGCGCCGAGATACAGGCGAGGTACAAGAAGAAGAGAGACAACCTCGCGGCGTCGCGGGGCCTCGCCGACGCAGAGCAGGCGAACTGGAAGCTGCGGGAGGACGCACAGGCCGACCGCGACGCCGCCACCAAGTTCGACGCGGCGGCCGACGACACGGAAAAGGCCATTGCAGAGGCCAGGAAACGTCGCTACAAGTATCTCGGCAAGGCTGGTTCCGAAAACGACCTCGACGACCAGGACGCATGGGACAGGGCCGGTTCCGGAATCAAGAAGGTCTTCACCCTGAACTGGGGGAAGCTTGGCGACACCCGCACGGAAGAAGGAGACGCCGAACGCGAACGCAACCGCCAGATGGCCGAGCAGGAAGACGCGACGATCAAGCGGCTCGAGCAGCAGCGGGAGGAACAGCGCGAGAAGGCGAGGAAGCTCAGGGACGAGGCGGACAGGAAGGAGAAGCGGCGCTCGATAAACATGACCAACATCAACGCGCAGCGTGTCCGCCAGACCGTTACCAGCATCCGTGGCAACGCCGCAGAAGACGAGGCGGAAAAGGCAACCGACAAGGTCGACGCCGACATCGAGTCCGCCAAGGAGGCCGCCAAAAACCTCGCCTGGGAACGCGACTCCCTCAAGGAGCGCATAGAGAAGGAGCAGGCCAAGCGCGCTGCCGCCGGGAAGGCCGTCTTCGACGCCCAGGGCAACCTGGACCTCGCCAGGGCGAACGGCGACCGCGCCGGGCAGCGCACCGCAACCGCCGCGCTCCGCGAAGCGCAGGCCGCCGCCGACGAGGTCAACCACGCCACCGATGGCGCCATCCAGGCGTTGACCAAGACACTCAAGGACGTCGAAATGCGCCTCAAGGCGGCGCAGTCCCACCTCGAGAGAAGCAACTCGCAGCGCCGCGCCTGGGAGGCCGACGCGCCATCAGGATCACGGCAATGACAGAGTCCGACTTCCTAGACACGCCGACGCGGACCGGCTCGCCGTTTGCCTTCGCGCGCATACGCGACGGCGTCAGCGTCTCGTTTCTGCCGGGCGACGGCACTAAGATCCGCTTCGCCAGCCGCGCCGCCGACACACTCACCCTCACGGGCCTCCCGCGCGGATTCCTGGCATCTGGAGACCGCGTCTCCGTCTCCTACCTCGGCACCACCGTCTTCGTCGGCGACGTCACCCGGATCGTCCGCCGCGACGGCGCGGGCACGGACGCCACCGACCAGGTCACGTGCTGCGGCCCGTGGGAGAAGATGGCCCGCTTCGTCTACCGCCAGTACTGGGCGACGGCGGACGGACCCGTGCTGTCAAGCCGCCTCGTACTCAACCAGTCCTCGGGCGGCTCGGCGCAGACCCTCAACATCGCACTGGCCGAGATCGCCGGGCACGGCGCGACGCCCTGCGGATACTCTGTCGGCACCGTCTCCGTCTCCTCGCAGCGCCTCCCGTTCGACGAGTGCCGCGACATAACCGTAGCAGACGCCATCCGCCGCTCGCTTCGGTTCTTCCCCCGCACCGTCACGCGCTTCGACTACTCCGGCTCCACACCGGCGCTCTCCATCGTCCGAGTCGACACCAACGGGGCGGACGCCCCGTACATCGCGACCATCCCGAAGACCGAGCGCACCTACGAGATCAACGCGAACCCTATCGACGCCGTTGACCTCGAGATCGAGGAGACAGGCGACGTCCAGGGCGTCCCGTACCGCAAGATCACCCACGACAAGACGATGGGAGATACAAGCCCCGTCAACCCTGGATGTCTATACGCCACGCTCCAGATCGCGGGATCGTCGGCGTCCACCGTCCGCCAGACGTTCAAGTCCGTCACCGAGGACATCCCGGCGGACCTGACGGACGCCACCTGGTGGAAGCAGAAGCACCCTCGCCTCGCGCACGTCGCCGCGAGCGCGATCACGATTGTCGAAGCGTCCCGCAGCGGAGAGGCCACGAAGGCAAATTACCCGCGCATCTCCGCCGCGTCCGCCGGCGAACTCGCCGAGGCCGGGCTTCGGTGCCGCGTCGAGAAGTTCGAGGCCAAAGTTAAGATCGACGCGGGCGCCGACGTCGAGGAAGAACTGTACCTGACGATGAACTTCCTCACGACGAACGCCACGGGGACGGCGGCGAACCCGAGGAAGTACACGTGGACGGTCGAGTCCTCGTCGGCTGCGGCGGAGACCGTGCCGGCCGGCCTCGCCGCGGCCATCCTCGCCGACAGGTCCGGGAGCCTCCGCGCCGCCCGCATGACCGCACGGCTCGGCAACTCGCTGCCGCAGATCGGCGATCTCCACCAAGGGCTCATCCTCCAGACCTTCGAGGTCGACTGCGGAGACCTCACGGCCGACCTCGAGTTCGGCGCCCCGGAATACCTCTCCCCCGAGGACATGGCCTCGCTCCTCTCCGGATTCCGCAACAAGTCCAGGTCGACATGCGCCACCTCGCGCATTTCCGGCAAGAAGGCCGACGACGGCAACGCCGAGGTCGAGATGGGCGGCATACCGCCTCTATCCTCCACGGAGTTCGAGCCCGGCCGCAAGACCAAGATGACAATAGGCGGGTCCTCCAGCTCATCCGCGTCCGCCAGCAGCTCCATCACCATGGACACCACCGGCGGCGGCGGGAACGTCGACCTCGACACGGCAGACATCCCGCAGGGCGAGACCCTTGCCGTCAAGACCCTCACACTGACCGGCGCGGGGCCTAACGGCACGGACCTCACGTTCAAGATCTTCGCCAACGGCAACATCACGATCGCACCGGGCGGAGCATCCCTCGACAAAGAGTTTCAGCTGTCCGGGACGAAGGTCGCGGACATCGCGGCGAGCGCGAACATCAACGTCACCCAGAAGACCATCACGGGCACCAGCCCGATCAATGTCTCCGAGAACGGAAACGTCATCACTATCTCGCTCGCCTCGGGCGCCGGCGGATCGCTGCCAAGCGGATACACAGGTACGAGAACCATCCTCCAAGACGTCGACTACAGCTCGACGAACCTTCGCCGCCGCTACATAACCGAAACCTGGACGGACGGCGTCCTCACAGACTCCGTCCTCGGCCAGTGGGAAACCTACCACACCGCCGTGGAGGAGACGCTGTGACGGGCAGCCTATGCTATAAGCACAACAACGGATGCCTTTGCTACAAGCACAGTGGCACCAGCCTTATATTCAAAGGTGTTAAGCCGACTAGGCCGGGCGAAT